TCTGATTGAAGCGGACGGCGGCATCATCGCTGGCCATGGGCGCATCATGGCGGCGCAAAAACTGGGCATTGGCGACGTGCCTTGCATGATTGCCGAGGGCTGGACCGAAGCACAGAAGCGGGCCTACATCATCGCGGACAACAAGCTGGCGTTAAACGCTGGTTGGGATGATGAGGCGCTGAGGATTGAGATTGCCGAGTTGGGTGATTTGGACTTTGACCTAAGCTTGACTGGTTTCGATGATGATGAACTGGCGGCAATGACCGCGACGGAAACCGAAGGTCTGACCGATGAGGATGCGGTGCCGGAAACGCCAGAGGTGCCCGTGACGGTCGAGGGCGACGTGTGGCTGCTTGGGCGGCATCGGCTGATGTGTGGTGATAGCACCAGCATTGATGCGGTTGATAAGCTAACGGGCGGCGCGAAGGCCGATATGGTTTTTACAGACCCGCCTTACGGTGTGGATTATCAGTCAAACATGAGGACCAAGAGCGCGAAGTTCGACGTGCTGAAGAATGACGACACGTTCCTTGATATTGCGCCAATCATTGAAGCCTGCTCAACGGGATGGGTGTTCGTCTGGACAAGCTGGAAGGTTCTGCCGCAGTGGCTGGGCCAGATGGAGTCATTCGGCTACCCGACAAATCAAGTGATATGGTTTAAAGGTGGGGGCGGTATTGGCGACCTGAAGAAGACGTTTTCGAGCGATTACGAAACCGCGCTCGTTTGGCATCGTGGGGCAGAGTTGACAGGTAAACGCATCGGCAGCGTCTGGAAGGTCGATAAGGACGGCGCAGGGACATACCTTCACCCCACACAGAAGCCTGTCGCTCTTGGTGCGGAAGCGATAGACAAGACCACGCGCTCAGGCGCTTCGGTGCTTGACCTTTTCGGGGGCAGCGGTTCGACGCTAATCGCCTGCGAAAAGACAGCCCGAGATTGCCGCATGATGGAACTCGACCCCAAGTATTGCGACGTTATCATCACTCGCTGGCAGGAGTTCACAGGCCAGACAGCAACGCTAGAAGCCACAGGCCAGACATACGAAGAACTCAAGGCAGAGCGATGCAAAGCCGCAGCCTAAGCGCCGCAGAGGCATTCACGGGCACAGCGATAGGCTTTGGTGTATCGCTGGCGCTGACATTCACGGTGCTGCCTGCATTTGGGTATCACGTAACGGCCCCTGACGCTTGGGGCATCACAGCAATTTACACGGTCGTTTCTGTCGCGCGATCCTATGCGGTGCGGCGGCTTTTCAATAGGTGAAGCAATGGGAACAAGAGGACCAAAGCCGACGCCGACCAACATCAAGAAGCTGACGGCCAACCCCGGCCAACGGCCATTGCCACGCAACGAGCCGAAGCCGCGCAGTCGCAGGCCGAAGCCTCCGGCGCATCTAAACGAGGACGCGGCAGCAGAATGGGCGCGGGTCGCGGATGAATTGGACGCAATCGGCATTCTAAGCGGATTGGATCGGGCCGCGCTTGGTGCGTATTGCCAAGCCTATGGACGATGGGCGCAGGCGGAACGGGCGCTTGCTAAAATGAGCAACCAAGCGGACGGTCTGATAATCAAGACGGTGAGCGGCAACATGATCCAGAACCCGCTTGTGGGCGTGGCGAACAAGGCAATGAGCGACATGGTGCGCTACGCTGCGGAGTTTGGCATGACGCCTTCGGCGCGTTCGCGCGTGAGCGCCAGCGAGGACAACGATGAAGATGCAGCCGCCGAGTTCCTCAACTGACGACCCGGCCACCGCATACGCGCGGGGGGTATTCAAGGGCGAAATAGTTGCGGGGCCGCATGTTCGGGCGGCGGCAGAGCGGCACCTTGATGATTTACTTCTAGGCCATGAGCGCGGCCTGTACTTCGACGCGGACGCAGCGGATCGGTTCTATCGGTTTTGCAGCACGGTCCTGCGGTTAAGCGAGGGCCAGTTTGACGGCACGCCATTTGAACTTGAGCCGTCGCAGAAATTCATCTGCGGTTCGCTGTTCGGGTGGAAGTGGGAAAAGACAGGCAAGAGGCGGTTTCGTCGGGCCTACATCGAGCAAGGAAAAGGCAACGGGAAGGCGCTGGCGCTTGATACTCCTATCCCGACGCCAACAGGCTGGGCAACGATGGGCGCTTTGAGTGAGGGCGATCAGGTTCTAGGTGGTGACGGCAAGCCGTGCCGGGTTTTGCAGACGCATCCTGTTTCCTTAGATCGTGATTGTTACGAGGTAGAATTTGATGACGGGTCTGTGATCACGGCATCTGCTGAACACCTATGGAAAACTGAACACCGCAGGCCGAAACCGGGCGGCGTGACTATCAAAACGACGCGGGAGATTGCCGAAACTCTGCGAAATGCAAACGGAAAGTATCAGTCGGCAAACCACAGTGTTTCGCTTTGTGGTCCTCTTGATCTGCCGGATGCTGATTTCACGGTGCCGCCTTATGTTTTGGGGGCTTGGCTTGGCGACGGCGATAGCGATTGTGCGCGTATGACTTGCGCATATGATGACGCGCAGATCATTGATGAAATTGTCGCATCCGGGCAGCCAGTTCTTGAGCAAAGGCGGCATTCCAACACAACCGGCAGGTTTTCACTGAGCGAAGGCCGAGGGGTTCGCGGCAACACGCTTATGGAACGGCTTCGTGGTCTGTCGGTGTTGGGCAATAAACATATTCCGGCGGATTATCTTCGAGGATCGAAGTCGCAACGGCTGGCGCTGTTGCAAGGGCTGATGGATACAGACGGCAGCATCGCCAAGACGGGGCAGTGCGAATACACAGCGACAAATAAGGCGCTTGCTGATGGCGTTCTTGAGTTGGCTCTTTCACTCGGGTTGAAGGCCAGCATGATAGAGGGGCGGGCGACACTAAACGGGAAAGATATAAGCGCCAAGTATCGGGTCTGTTTCTTTGCGCCTTGGAATGTTCCGGTGTTCCGGCTGAATAGAAAGGCAGAAAGGCAGGCACAGACACACAATCGGCGCAGACTATCGGCGGATAGGCGCATTGTGGCGTGCAGGCTTGTTTCGCCGGTCCCTGTCCGGTGCATAACGGTTGACTCGAAAAACAGCATGTTCTTGTGCGGGCGTGAAATGATCCCGACGCACAACTCACCCATGGTCGGCGCGATAGGTCTTTATGGCATGGTTTCGGATGGCGAGGCTGGCGCGCAGATTTACGCGGCGGGCGCAACAAAGGAACAGGCGGGCATTCTGTTCCGCGATGCGGTCGGCATGGTCGACAAGGCCCCATCACTGGACAAGGTGATCAGGCGGTCGGGCGGGCCGGGGCGTGAATATAACCTGGCCCACATGAAAAGCGGGTCATTCTTTCGACCTGTGTCTAGGGAGACAAAGAAAACAGGTTCAGGGCCGCGACCACACTTTGCATTGTGCGACGAGGTACACGAACACCCAGACGGCGGCGTGATTGAAATCCTTGAACGTGGCTTCAAATTCCGCGAACAGCCGCTGTTGATAATGATCACGAACAGCGGCTCGGATCGGCAATCTATCTGCTGGGCAGAACGTCAACACGCGGTCAAGGTCGCGGCACAGGACACGGACGATGACACAACGTTCAGCTATATTTGCGCGCTGGATGACGAAGACGATGCTTTTGAAGACCCGACATGCTGGATCAAAGCAAACCCGCTTTTAGGCGTGACGATCACAGAGGACTATTTGGCGCTGCAAGTTAAGCAGGCGAAGGACATTGCGGCGAAGGCCAACGGGATCAGGCGTCTGCACTTCTGCGAATGGACGGACGCGGAAAGCGCATGGATCAGCCGGGCGATGTGGGAAAGCATCGAGGACCACACGCTAGACATTGAACAATTCAAGGGGAAGCGCGCGTTTGCCGGATTGGACCTATCAGCGAAAACCGACCTTACGGCCAAGGCGCTGCTATTCGAGGATGGCACCGCAGAAGACGGGAAGCCGTGCTTTGCAGCGTTCGTTCATGGCTACACGCCAGCCGATACCCTCAAGGCAAGGGCTGAACGCGACGGCGCGCCCTATGACCTATGGGTCGATGCGGGTTTTCTAACGGCAACGCCGGGTAAAAAAACGCGATTGGACTATGTTGCGCAAGATTTGATTGATGATTCCGAGGCGTTTGATCTTGATTTCATCGCTTACGACAATTTTTTGATAGCGGATTTCGAGGCAGTTTGCGGCGATATGGGCGCGACATTGCCCATGCTGGACCATCCGCAGGGCTGGAATAAGCGCAAACGCGAAGCCCCGGACGGGTCAGAGATCACTTTGTGGATGCCGGGTTCGGTTGATGAACTCGAAACGCTCATTCTTGAGGGCCGCATACGGGTGCATGTGAACCCGGCGCTGCGCTCGGCTGTATCGTCCGCGACTTTTGACACATCGCCCGCAGATTTGCGGCGGTTCACGAAACACAAGGCCACGGGCCGGATCGACATGGCTGTTGCGTTGGCAATGGCGGTGGGTGCGGCAACGGCAAGAGATTATGACGAAGCGCCCACTTCCCCTTGGGATGATGAAAGTTTCGTTTTGGAGGTTGGTTGATGTTCGGATTTGGTAAGCGTGAAAAACGGGGGGCGACATTCACGCAGTCCGAGCCGCGCAGTTTTATGGAAATTTTCGGTCTGTCTGGATCGGCGGCTGTTTCAATGGAGGAGGCCCTTGGCGTCCCTGCCGTTTGGGCCGCTGTCAATTTCCTGTCGGGTACAATCGCGGGCTTGCCGCTGAACGTCTATGACCGGGACGCCAAGGGCAACAAAAAGAAGTTGAAGGCAACGGCGGCTAATCCAGTTGTCGGGATGCTGCACAGCAACGTGAACGATGGCTATTCCTCGTTTCAATGGCGCTTTGATTTGCTTTGCGGCCTGTTCACTGAGGGGCGCGGCGTCAGCTATATTGAGACGGACGAAAGGGGCAGGCCCATCAACCTGTTCCCCCTGACTGGTGCAATTTCGGTCGAGCGTCTTTCGAATGGTCGGAAACGCTACAAGCAGCAGATCGGCACGGCGACAAAATACTTTGATCAGGGCGAAGTCATTGACCTGACGTTCATGTTGAAACCTGACCTTCTGACGCATCGTTCGCCGCTGCGACAGTGCGCGGTTGCCATTGGTAAGGCTGTCAACTCGAACGAATACGGGTCGAAGCTATTTAAAAACGGCGGATTGCCTGCATTCGCTTTGCAGGGTCCGTTCGATGGTCAGAAGTCAGCGCAGCGCGCAAGTGAAAACATCGCGCAGGCGACAAAAGAGGCCGCGCGCAAGGGTGGGAACGTGTTGGCGATTCCGCTTGGGCACAAGCTGGACCCGTTGGGTTCCGATCCTGAAAAAATGCAGCTTGTGGAAACACAGTCTTTTGCGGTTGTCGAAATCGCGCGGATTTATTCCCTGCCGCCTACCTTCTTGCAAGACCTATCACGGGCCACGTTTTCAAACTCGGAGCAGCAAGACCTTCACCTAGTCAAGCACACGTTGAAACGGTGGGTTGAACAGATCGAAGCTGAATTGAACCTGAAACTGTTTGGGCGCGGGTCAACGCGGTTTGTCGAGTTCAACGTCGATGGGCTTTTGCGCGGCGACTACAAGACGCGGATGGAGGGCAACAGCACAGCCATTCAAACGGGTCAGCTTACACCAAACGAGGCGCGGGCGATGGATAACCGGGAGCCGCTAGAGGGTGGCAATCAGCTTCTTATCCAGGGCGCGACAGTGCCCCTTGATGGGCACACGGGCGTGATTGACCCAACCCCGCAAACACCAACGGAAGGCGACGACAATGACGCTTGAAAAACGCGGCGGCATCCCCGCTGAAATCCGCGCCGATGCTGATGGCATTAAGGTCGAGGGCTACGCGGCTGTATTTGGTCAAGAGACTGATATTGGCGGCATGTTTCGCGAGGTTATTGAGCGCGGCGCGTTCAAGGATGCAATCGGGCGCGACGATGTGGTGTTTTTGATCAACCATGATGGCCTGCCGCTGGCGCGCACACGATCCGGCACACTCACACTGTCCGAAGACGATCATGGCCTTAAAATCAGCACAACGCTTGACCCCGAAGATCCTGATGTAAAGTCGATTGCGGGCAAGATGAAGCGCGGCGACTTGGACAAAATGAGCTTCGCCTTTTACCCCGACATTCAAGAATGGGACGAAAACGGCGACATACCGCTGCGCACCATCAAGCAGGCGCGGTTGTCTGACGTGTCAATCGTTACTTCCCCTGCATACGAAGGCACAGAAATTGCGTTGCGCAGCCGCGAGGCCGCACGGGCGACACCACACCGCAACCTTTCAAAAGAAATTGACGCCGCGCGCCTAAGTTTGGCGGCGCGTCTTTACGAATAACGGCGGCTCTCGCTGTTTCGCCCACATCCCGCGCCATGGGCAAGCGCCGGACTGAACGCTGTGAAGCGTCCTGATCCTTTAAACGGAGGCCTACACAATGGCTACTATCAAAGAACTGCGGGAGCAGGCAGCTAAGACGCTGACTGAGGCCCGTTCGCTGAATGACGCAATCGACGCGAAATCCACGCCAGAACAGCGCAAAGAAGCCGAACAGGCTGTCGATAAAGCGTTGGCCGAAGTCACCGACATTGAAGCCCGCGCTGAGCGTCTGGGCAAAATCGAGGCGATGGAAAAGCGGGCCGTTGAAGCCAGCGAAGCCGAAGAACGCGCAGCACGTGTTGCCAAGCGTCCCGGTGTTGAAGCTGGCGAGGCGCGCACCGGCGTCGATATGGACTATCGCACCGCGTTCCACTCATGGCTGCGTTCCAAGTCCGAAGACGGCGAACCGCTGACGGCAGAGGCCCGCGAGGTTCTGCGCAATGGCTTCGGCAAGGTGGAACTGCGCTCACAGACTACGGCAAACTCCGCTGGTGGTTATTCGGTGCCAGAGCAGATGATGACCGAAATCACGCGTTCCATGCTTGCCTTTGGGCCAATGTATGACCCTGGCGTAACGCGCGAAATCGTGACCACGGGCGGCAATGCAATGCCATGGCCCACAGTCAATGACACGGCATCCACCGCTGGCGCACACACCGAAGGCGCAACGCTGACGGATGATGGCGGCAAGGACGTGACGTTCGGCACCAAGCAACTTGACGCCTATGCCTTCGACACCGAATGGCTGCGGATTTCAAAAGAGTTGATGGACGACAGCTTCTTGGCTGTTGAGGCGTTGATCGGGTCTTTGCTGGGCGAACGCCTTGGCCGGATTGCTAACTTGCAACTCACCACGGGCACAGGTTCGAGCGCGCCAAATGGTATCGTCACAGCGTCGGGGCTGGGTGTTACCGCAGCGGGCACGGCGGCAATCACGGCTGATGAAATCATCGACCTTGAGCACTCTGTCGATCCGGCATACCGCACCGCGCCCAGCGTTGCGTTTATGATGAACGACAGCACGTTGGCGGCTGTTCGCAAGTTGAAAGACGGCGACGGCAACTATCTTTGGCAAATGGGCAACGTGCAAGCCGGTGTGCCTGCAACTCTGCTGGGCCGTCGCATCGTGATCAACCAGCAAGTGGCGTCTTTGGCCACCGGCGCGAAGGTGATGCTGTTTGGTGACATGCAGAAATATTTTGTTCGCAAAGTCGGTCAGCCGTTGATCGGCGCGATTTCTGACAAAGATTTCTGGCCGGGTATCGGTGTCGCTGGATACATCCGCTTTGACGGCGAATTGTCAGACACGGCAGCGGTCAAGCACCTGATCACAGCCTAATCGGCTTTTTGAGGGGGCGGGCGACTGCCCCCTTTCCCAAGCCGACAGAAAAGGAAGCCCCATGAAAGTCAAACTTTTGGTCGCCCGCGCGGACGCAAGCGGCGCGCAAAACCGTGGCGACGTTATCGACGTTTCAAATGCCGAAGCTGTGCGGATGATCCAAGCTGAGCAGGCCGAAGCCGTGCGGGGCCAGAAATCGCCAGAGAAGGCCGTGAAGCGGTCTAAGTCAGAGACGGCAAGCAAGTGACCACTATGCGCGCCACAGCGCCAGCCACAGCGCCTATCAGTCTTTCTGAGGCCAAGCTGCACTTGCGTGTTGATGGGTCACACGAGGATAGCCTGATCACAGGTCTGATCGAAGCGGCGACTGCGCACTTCGACGGGCAGGGCGTTTTGGGTCGCGCGATGGTAACGCAATCCTGGGTGCAGTGGGTAGACCAGAATCCCGGTTGGGTGCGTTTGACTGTCGGGCCGTTCCAGAGCCTTACATCTGTCGAATATTACGACGCGGACAACGCGCTGCAAACGGCCACGCTGACAGATTTCGAGGTCAGGCTGGATGGCGATTTTGTCATTGTCAAACCCAAAAAAGATCACGTGTGGCCCCCTGCATACATCCGGCAGGACGCCATCAAGATCACATACGTTGCCGGGTTCGGTGACGCGGCGACAGACGTACCGCAAAGCATCCGGCAGGCGATCCTATTAACGGTGGGCCATTGGTACGAGCATCGTATCGCAGTCGATAAGGGTGCGTATAAGGAACTGCCCCTTGCGGTTGACGCACTGATCGGCGCGGAGCGGGTCGGCTGGTATGGTTAGACCGGGGCAGCTTGATCAGCGGATTGCGATCCAAGATTTCACCCTTGCCGCAGATGGCGGCGGGGGGCTGACAAAAGCTTGGGCCGACTTGGCCACAGACCCGGATGTGTGGGCCAGCGTAAAAGCGGGCGGCGGCGGGGAAAGCACAACAGAGGACCGGACCAACGCAACGGCAATGACAACTTTTGTCATCCGCAACCGTTCAGACATTGACGAGCGAATGCGGATTGTTTGGGAGGGGCTGGATTACAATATTCGCCACGTCATGCGCGAAGGGTCGCGGGCCATGTATCTAACGATATTGGCAGAGCGCGGCGTTTCGAATTGAGGGGCACCGTTACGCTTCGCGGCCTTGAAGACGTGAACGACATGCTGACGCAAATCGCGCCTCGGCAAGCGATCAACATTCTGCGCAGCACGGTGCATAAAATTGCAAGCGACATTGCCAAAGATGCAAAGACTGACGCGCCCGAGGATGAGGGCGATTTAAAGGGTGCGATCAAGGCAAAACGCGAACGCGCGGCGCGGGGCTATCTGCGGTCAACGGTTCGCATCAATCCGGTGGCGTTCTATTGGCGTTATCTCGAATATGGCCAAGGGCCAGACGGCGAGGAACACGCGTTTTTCATGCGGGCGGTCGAGAGTTTCCGTTCTGATGCGGAGCGCATTTTTGTAACCGAGTTTGGCAAGAAGTGGGAGGCGGCGCTAAAACGTGCTGCTAAGCGTGCAAAATGAGTGCTTCCTTTGGCCTGCAATCGGCAGTTTTCACAGCCCTTTCGGGGGCAAGTATCGGCGCGCAGGGCATTTATGACACTGCGCCCCAAGCGGCTGACGGCGGCAATGCGGGTGCGTTTCCATATGTCACCATTGGCCGAATTATTATGACCCAACTGGACACGCAAACGACAATCGGTTTTGCGGCGCAGTTGCGAATTCACACGTTCAGCCGGTCAGGGTCGATGCGCGAATGCAAGGAAATACAGGATGCGATTTTCAGCACCCTTCACAGGACGCCGCTTACGATCACAGGTCATAATAATTTCTCGCTGTTGCGCGAGGACACAGATTGCTTTCCCGATGCGGACGGCAAAATTCATGGGGTTTGCGAGTATCGCGCCCTGATCGAAACCGCTTAGGCGGTCAACACCAAGGCCCGCTGT